TGGTTCGTAACTGTGTCAACATGTTTGGTAGCTACAATGTAGGCCTGGTATGTACCAACCACACATACGCAAGTCAAGACATGTTTGATCCAGATGACAAGATCAGTGGCGGCCAAGGCTTTATCTATGCCAGCTCAATTGTAGTTGCCATGAAGAAGATGAAGCTCAAAGAGGACGAGGACGGCAACAAGGTTTCCGAAGTAAATGGTATTCGTGCCGGCTGTAAAGTTATGAAAACACGTTACGCTAAACCCTTTGAAGGCGTACAAGTCAAGATTCCCTACACAACAGGTATGAGTCCTTATTCGGGTCTTGTGGACTTGATTGAGAAGAAGGGTTTACTCAAACGTGAAGGCAACAGCTTGGTGTTTACCACCAGTGCCGGCGAGATTATCAAGAAGTTCCGCAAAGCCTGGGAAAAGAATGATGACGGGTGCCTTGACACAGTGATGAAAGACTTTAGTAATCAGAAGGAAGAGGTAACTACAGTCGAGGAGGAAGCAGAATGAGCGAAGTAGTAGCAAGTGAAATTTGGAGTGAGCTAAAAAGATTTGTGAACACAGTGGATCGTGCCGAAGCCGCCGAGACCATGGTACAAATTTTAATGGACAATGACAGTGATGTTGATGACATTCGTGATGCGTTCAAAGGCGACTTGGATATCAAACGTGCATTAACTGCATACCTTGACAACGACAAAGACTATGTCGAAGAAGAGGACGCAGAAGAGGACGAAGACTTTGAAGACTTCAAAGACGAAGACTGGGAAGATTAATGTGGTATAGCCGTGTAGTTGCCGATCTTGGCGCTATTCCTGACTTTATTGCTCACTATGAGCGAGAGTTAGACTCCGCCAAGTTGGAATGTCGCATAGGTGGATTGGTAGAAAAAAATATCACAGCGTTACCTGGGATCACAGAACATCGCTTTAATCAACTACAAGAGATTGAAGCGGTGCTTAATTTTCTCAACATACAGTTGCGTAAAATCCGTAGACGCCATTTCCAAAAATACTTAGAAGGCTATGCTCGCGCTTTGACTAGCAGAGACGCTGAAAAGTACGTGGATGGTGAGGATGAGGTCATCGATTTTGAGACTATCATCAACGAAGTGGCTCTATTACGCAATCGTTGGTTGGGTATTATGAAAGGTCTTGATACCAAACAGTGGCAAATGGGTCACATAGTTAGACTAAGAACAGCCGGCATGGAAGATATACAGGTATGATATTTAAAACACCCGAGGAAAGTCACGCACATAGTTTGCGCACATTAGATGCATTGTATGAATACGATGATTTTATGATGAGCATAGCCACCATGGCCGATATTGGCTGCGGCCAAGGCCTAGACCTTGAATGGTGGGCTACTCGAACTTTTCGAGACGAAAGCAACGAACCCTTAAACATCAAATGCACCGGGATAGACATTGCCAGTGCTTGCCCTATAACAAAAAATTATCGAAATACACAATTCCTATCTCAAGACTTTGAAGATCCATTGAGAACACATAAAACAAAATTTGATGTTGTCTGGTCACACGATGCATTCCAATATGCTGTAAACCCATTAAACACCTTGTCCAATTGGTGGCACGCAATCAGCGACGGTGGGATGTTGGCCATTGTAGTTCCACAAACAACTAACATGGAATTTAATTTACAGGCATTTGACCAACCAGATGGACATTACTATAATTGGACCATGGTTAGTTTAATACATGCGTTGGCAGTTAGTGGATTTGACTGTGACGCTGGCTTCTTTCTCAAAGAGCCCGGCGAACCCTGGCTGCATGCAGTAGTGTACAAAAGTGATCATGCTCCCATGGATCCCAAAACAACTAGATGGTATGATTTAGCTGATCGCGGGTTATTACCGGCATCGGCTGTGGCCAGCGTTACTAAATTTGGATATCTACGACAGCGAGATTTGGTGCTGCCTTGGATCAACAAAGCACTACGCTCTATGAGTCAAGAATAACAGTGATTCTAGTCCTGCACCACTGTACAACTCTTCAATTTTCCACTCATTCCATGCTAGGTCGTTGACCCATTGTTCTCGATCTGGTCGTGTTGGATTTTCAATATTGTCAAAGTTTAAATTTCCAACTGCGGCCGCAATACTGGAATTCCCAACAAACGCCGGAGTCCCGGCTAATATTGCAGACACAGCTGGGTTGCTATTCCAATTTACCACAGCCCAGGATTTTTGCACAGCGGCATTAATATTAAAATCATCGTAGCTATTAGACACCGGTGACGGTGTTTGCAACGTACAACCATAAGGAATATTGGCAATACGACACCTAGGATGAGGGCGGATTACAATAGGACGATCAGTGCACTGGCGTAATGTATGCACAGTTTGTTCAAGCCATTTGACCATGGGCGGCTGTTGGGCCCATTGATTACTTGCTTCGTGTTGTAGTGCTATTAAAATTTCATCGCCCTGACCATGCCATGGCAACAATTGTATACCTAGTTGTTGACTCCTTGTGCCAGTGTGCCCAGTTGTTATAAATTGATTTTTGCCATCAAGCATGACACGCCAGGTTACATCACGTTGTATTGCCCCAACTTCAGCAACTAGTACCGGGCGATTTGATGTTTTATACAAATCCCAAACTGCTTTGTTTGGCTGCATTCTCCCAGACCAAAGCTGGCTCCAAATTACAGCAACATCGGCAGAGTCATCATGATACACAACATTGTGTCCGTGACGTTGCAACCCGTGTGCTATGGCATCAAATACCGGTCGGCTATTCAGTGCTCCAAATTTATTGTAGAGTGAAAAAATCATAGTAAATATCAGTTACTTACATATAAAAAATGACAACAAACAAATTCACAGTGGTCACCACTTTCAATTCTCAGGGTTACAAAAAGTACGGACAACAAATGATATCAACATTCATGCAAAATTGGCCAAAACAAGTTGAGTTACAGGTCTATGCTGAAGGATGTGCAGTTGCCGAAACTGGCAGCAATCTCAAAGTTGTTGACCTTGAAGCACTGGTACCAGAACTAGTAGCATTCAAAACTCGCTGGCGGGGAGTGCCTAAGGCCAATGGAGATGTATCCCATGACCCTGTTCGCCGACTTCGAAAAGATGCCGGCAAAGGATTTAAATGGGACGCTGTTCGTTTTGCACACAAGGTTTATGCTATTTTCCACTGTGCAAAAAATGCACAAACACAGTGGTTGATTTGGATGGATGCAGATACCATATGTCACAGCCCTGTTAACACAACAGATTTAGAACGGCTATGTCCTGACAACAAAGATCTGTGCTTCTTGGGGCGTGGCCACAAGTATACTGAATGTGGGTTGTACGCAATGAATCTTCAAAGCCATCGCACACAAGATTTCTTAACGCAATTTCAAAAATATTATGATCAAGCTGAACAAGGTATTTTTACCTTGGATGAATGGCATGATAGTTTTGTGTTTGACGCAGTAAAAAAACATTTGCCGTTGCAAGAATTAGATTGGTCAAGTCACTTGATCACAGGCGAAGGCCATCCCTTAATCAACAGTGAATGGGGAGCATACTTGGATCATCTCAAAGGTGCAAGAAAAGATCTCGGTCGTAGTAAACGGGTTGATCTCAAAGTTCCAAGAACAGAAGCATATTGGCAATGAACTGGGTATTTCTTGACAAGAAAAACTCTGACAAGTACATAGAAATGTTTGCTTGCGGATCGGGTGCTGTGCCAACAGAATTGGAAACATGGCACTACAAAGATAGTGTTGCCCCATTGGTTATTCGTGGCATTATGAAACACAAGATCATCAAGCAATGCTGGCAGGATAAACGGGCATTTTTTTACATGGATTCAGGTTATGTGGGGAATCGTGTAAGTGCTGACAATCCCAACGGATGGAAATACTATCATCGTATTGTGCTCAATGACTTACAACACGATAAAATTGTGTCACGTCCTGCTGATCGATGGGAGCGGTTAGGAATTAAAATACAATCATGGCGCCGCACTGGTAGCAAAATATTAATTGCGGCTCCGGACGCCAAGCCTTGCATATTCTACGGTGTTGATCTGGAACAATGGATTGCCGAAACTGTTGCTACTATAAAACTACACACTGATCGTCTTGTAGAAATACGTCAACGCAATCCTGATCGTCGTGCCAGAGTTAAAAATAATTTAGAGTCTGCGCTAGACGATGTGCATGCCGTGGTCACATTCAACTCAATTGCCGCCACTGAGAGCATACTAGCCGGCGTGCCAGCGTTTGTTCTAGCACCTTGCAACGCAGCCAGGCCGGTGGCCAACACAGACTTGACCCGGATAGACACACCCACATATGCTGACCAAGATCAAGTACATGCTTGGGCGCATCATCTTGCTTATGGGCAATTCCATAATGACGAGTTAACAAACGGAGTTGCCACACGCATACTCAAGGAGACTTACAATGTATGAAAGCCACGGATGGTGGTTTCCGGATACGGAAACACACTTCCCACAAATGCTCAACAAGAGCATCAGCAAAGGCGGCCCTGCTGAATATCAGTATCAGGTACGCAACAAGAGTTTGGCCTATGTCACCCAGTTCAGAACTGGTATAGATATTGGTGCCAATGTGGGGTTATGGAGTCGGTCACTTGTGTCAAAGTTTGAGCGTGTGTTTGCGTTTGAGCCAGTGCCGCTGTTTAGAGATTGTTTGCAAAAGAATGTTGCAGGCAAGAACTTTGTTATTATGCCTGTGGCCTTGGGTGATCAAGACACCACTGCACAAATGACCATAACTGAAGGCAATACTGGACACACTCACATAGATCCCGCCAGTATTGGGTTGGGTGATACCACTGTGGTCAAACTGGACAACTTACACATTGATAATGTGGACTACATCAAAATGGACTGTGAAGGATTTGAGTATCGCGTGATACAAGGCGCAGAGCAGACTATTCGACAATGGCGTCCTGTTGTGGTTGTGGAACAGAAGCCACACGACATGTATTCAAAGCAGTATGGACAATTTGCGGCCATTGGCCTGTTGGAATCATTTGGCATGCACAAGCTAGCCCAAGTTAAAGATGATTGGATTATGGGATGGATATGAGCCTAATAGATAAAGATTACAAAGACCAACTTGCATACCTGCATCAAGCAGGCAAGTTTAATAACGGACATACCGCCTATCCGCTTGTCAAAGACTTTATTGAAAAATATCAGCCTACCGGTGTGTTAGACTTTGGGTGCGGTCAAGGAGGACTAATTGCCACAATCAAAGAACTACATCCCAACATTGAAGTTACCGGATACGATCCCGGCAATCCAAACTTCCAACATTTGCCAACTCATCCAATAGATACTGTGGTCAGTACAGATGCTATAGAACACATCGAGCCCGATTATCTTGATGCTACATTACGCACCATTAGTGAAAAAATGCAACGTTGTGGTTTTTTTAGGATTGCCTGTTATCCAGCAAAAAAATCGTTGTCCGACGGACGTAATGCACATCTTATAGTTGAATTACCAGAGTGGTGGCGCAACAAAATACAAAGTATTATGGATGTTGATATTGTGTGGGAAAATATACAAGTGGTAGATAAAACATCAAAATGGCCCAATGTCAAAGGCCATAACTACGATGTTGTTGTTGTAAAACGTCAGGTCAAGTAAGGCAAAAACTTTTGATATATTTTGCCTGCACGGGCGTCTTGGTCACTCCAGTGTGCGGCAGCCAAGTCTTGAATCCATTGCTGACGATCAAATATCATTGGCGATTCAATACTAGCTACATTTTTATTTGCCACTTCCCAACTTACACAACTTGAATCATCGGCAAACACAGGGATGCCGGCACACACTGCTGCCACACTTGCTGAACTATTAAACAACACCACAGAGTGTGATCCTACCAGGTTGTCAGTTAGTTTACTGTGCTTGGGATCTATAACTGACACGTTCCATTTTGCTTTATACTTTGGTGATGTAAATTTGTCAAAGTCCAGCATTGTATAAGAACCTGGATGTGGGCGTACAACAATTGCTCTTGTGGTGTGCAGTCTTATTTCTTTGATTTTTGCATCCAGCCACGCAATTGGATTCAATGACTTCATTGAGAATCCGCCATCACGTTGCATACATATCAGTATGTGCCCATCATTAACCCTGGGCGGATTTAGCTGTAAAGATAATTGTTGACTTATTTCTTGCCACTTTTCTGGGCCACTGGCGTTGTTTGCGTATTCTGCACGATCATAAAACGGTCCACCTAAACTGTATCTTAAGTAAGTGCTGGAGTCATCAATATATTTCCAACAACTAGCATCAATGCACATGGTCTTGAATTTGTGGCGTTGTTGCTCGGCAATAATTTGTTTTCGTAACGCAATGTTTGGTCCACCAGTACTTGCTGTTGTCCATCCTAGTATCACTGCCAATGGTGCAGGTTGGTATTTGAAATCCCATTCAACATGAACGCGGTGCCCTGTTTTAGTAACTCCCGCGGCAAAGCTTTCTAAGCATGCAATTTTCCTAGGATGCCTCTGAGGATTGGCCACGCTACTAACATATACAACTACATCAATGGTCATTTAAGATCTGCCATGCTGTTCCATCCCGCATTTCAGCTTCAGTAAACTGACAATATGCAAGATGCCGCGCCCATGCATCTACTTCATCCATAGTTGGAAAGTACAGATTTTCAATATCAGAGACTTGATGTCGGCACAACGGCGCGGCGGCATTTGGTCCCAGGGTGATTGCCGGTTTGCCTAGTAGCAATGCTTCTGTGGCAGCAATACTTGAGAATGTCACCAAGCAATGTACATCACGATCCAGGGCCATTTCCATTGTGTCATAACTAAGTCTAGCTGTACGACTTTGTTTGGTGCGCACTATAATAGGACGATCAGTATATTGTCGTATTTCTGCTTGTGTTTGTTCTAACCAATCTTCTAACACAATGTTGTATAGATTTAATAGTTTTTGGCTAGGCGGCGCCAATAGTATGCTAGTTCCTCTTCTGAATTTTTTTAATTGCACCCCGGTAGCAACAAATCTATCTCCAGGACGTTCTACAATATCACCAAACCATTGTACATCATTTTTGGTAATTCTGTGATAGGTTTTTCTCTTGCCGTTGCCAAAATATCCAGTGTCAATGTAATAAAAAGTTCTGCCGGTGTCGCGGCATTCAAGCATTTGGTTCTTTCTAGTAATCCCACGTATCACCACCGGTGTTGATGTGGCTTCTTCTCGAGCCCAGGTGCTTAATCTGCCGCCAGAGCCCTGTATAAAACTTTGTAAAATTGGATCGTACCGTTTTCCTTTTTTCTCGTACATGAGTTCAAAATCCTTGTCATCACTTGCTATGGCTGCCACATTGCCTGTGTTTAATAATTTAATTTGATCCATAATATAATCAATGCTGATACCATAGTAATGCCCGTCAGGGTCTACCCTCCATTTTAGTATATCTCTAAAAATACTTTTGATAGGGTCAGTGACCATATCTAATTCGTGTATTTCTAAAGGAGGGGGTGGTGTGTTAACACCCGGTTTTTCTTTCCTTCCAAACGTCAATTCCCAATTGCTTGCAAATGTATTTGCATCAACACTTCTAGGTCTTGGTGCTGATCTCTCACTGCCATCACTCATTCTATCAACCTTTGCTGGCAATACTCTGTAAGTATGCGTTCTCTGTGCCATTCATCGCCTTGTGGAGTGTCAGCAAACTCTTGAAAACAAGGCGTGCCTAGCGTGTAGTGTAATAGTTTGGCATCTCGGTTGATACCGTATTCATCAGGCAGCCAGTTCCATTCAGGAGGTAGTTCACCAATGCGGTCATCATCTAACCACGAGAAGCGGTGGAGCTCACTGCCGGTGGCGTGTTGGACGAACTGGGGAGTAAGTTTCCTGTTAGGAAAAGAATTACAATTCCACAGAATAACACTACTCCAATTTTTTCCTAA